AAGTGGACTCCCCCAGGTCGTGGTCTCTGGGCATTTGGAACTCCTATGACTATGGAGAAGCGTAACTCAGCTTCCCTTCAAAACTGTGCAATGGTCTCTACTCGTGACATTGATCGCAATGATCCAGGTGCTCTTTTTGCTTGGGTAATGGATGCATTGATGTTAGGTATTGGGGTGGGTTTTGATACCCTTGGACAAGACAAGCAGATGTCTATCTATGCACCTTCAGAGCCAGCCTCAGTTTATGAAATCCCTGATACCCGTGAAGGATGGGTAGAATCAGTTCGTCTTTTGATTAACTCATTCCTTCGCCAAAATCAAGCGGTACAGGAGTTTAGCTATGACCTAATACGTCCACTAGGAGCACCTATTAAAGGCTTTGGAGGGGTCGCTAGCGGTCCAGCACCATTGATTGATCTACATACCCGCATTCGTAATGTAGTGGGCTCTAGAGCAGGAGAACTACTTGATAGCCGTGCTATTGTAGATATTGTTAATCTTATTGGTACTTGTGTTGTTTCTGGAAATGTTCGTCGTTCCGCTACCCTTGCACTTGGCACACCAGAAGATGATGGTTTTATTAATCTTAAGAATCCAGAAGTATTTCCTGAAAGAAATTCATACGATCCAGAAAAACCAGGTTGGGCATGGATGAGTAATAACTCAATTGCTGCTAAGGTTGGAACAAAGTATGAAGACTATGTAGATTTGATTGCAGATAATGGAGAGCCAGGTTTTATCTGGCTTGGTGTTGCTAGAGATTATGGTCGCCTTGCAGATGCTCCAGATTATAAAGATGCTCGCATTATGGGATTTAATCCATGCGCTGAGCAACCACTTGAAAGTTATGAATTATGCACACTCGTAGAAGTGCATTTAAATCGTCATGATTCTAAAGAAGATTTCTTAAAGACATTAAAGTTTGCCTACCTTTATGGAAAGACTGTAACTCTTATGCCTACGCATTGGCAACAGACAAACGGTATCATGCAACGTAATCGTCGTATTGGTACATCACTTACAGGTATTGCTGCATTCGCTGATGAACATGGTCTTCCAACAACTCGTGAATGGATGGACGAAGGATATAGTACAATTCGTCAATACGATCATTCATATTCAGAATGGCTCTGTGTTCGTGAGTCAGTTCGTGTAACTACCGTGAAGCCATCAGGATCTGTGTCACTTCTTTCTGGCGCTACTCCTGGAGTTCACTGGGGACCTGGTGGAGAATTCTATCTTCGTGCTATTCGTTTTGGAGATCAAGATCCAATGTTGCATTTATTTAAAGCAGCGGGATATAAAATTGAACCAGATCTAGTATCAGCAAATACACAGGTAGTATACTTCCCAGTTGCATCAGGACATAAGCGTTCTGAGAAGCAGGTAAGCTTATTTGAGAAGATTGGTCTAGCAGCAACTGCTCAGAAGTACTGGTCAGACAATGGTGTTTCTGTGACACTTTCATTTGACAAGGAGACTGAAAAGAAGTTTATTGCTCCAGCACTCAATATGTACGAGGGACAGTTAAAGGCAGTTTCATTCCTACCAATGGGAGATAAGGTCTATCCTCAGCAACCATACTCAGAAATCACACGAGAAGAGTATAACTCTTACGTAGGCAAGATTGGAAAGATTGACTGGTCTGCTATTTATGACGGAAATGACAATCTTGATGCTGAGTCAGAAAAATATTGCAGCACAGATGCTTGTGAGATAAAACTGTATTGATGGTAATGGTCTGTACACATTGTTAGCAATATGGTATACTTGTGGTTATGAGTACAACAAATAACCCGCTAATTAATCAAAAGACTGGCTTGCCTATTGTTGGTAATGTCCGAAAAAAGGTCATTGAAAAGAACTATGACTGGGGCCTATATGTTTATAAAAAGGCTTCTGGAAAGTGGTTTACAGACGGAGAGGGCAATGTGCTTAACATTGAGTCCATGCGTGGTGATCTTTCAAAGATTACAGAGCTAAAGAACGCAGCAAGACACTTTGGAGATCCAGGAGACGGTGATGCAGTGTTCGTTGCTGGACTAACTAGAATCAGTGAACAAGAGCATTCAGAGCAACTTGATCGCATGGTCAATGGTTTAATTCCGTCAATGAATGATTTGGGTGCATGGCATGCAGCCCAGCAGACTCTTAAGACTCATGGAAAAGAGGCATTTGATGAGTAATGACGAAGACTATACATATATTTCTGCCAGTTTAAATACACAAGCTGAAAAAGATAATCCATTTAAAGAACAAGATCCATTTAATAAGTCTTGGGACATTCTAAAAGATTATTCTGGATTAGATCAAAACTTTCGGAGAAGAACTGCAAGAAATATCGGGAAAGCACTAGATGTAAATAATGCAGCATATCTTGACTCAGCAAATGCAACTCCTGCAGGTGTAGATGCTGGATCAAAAGCTATAAATCCTGGAACTGTATATCGCAATGGTTATGGAATCTATGACGTAATCACTCCACCATATAATCTATATGAACTTGCAAATTTTTATGATACATCATTTGCTAACCATGCTGCTATTGACGCTAAGGTAGCCAACATTGTTGGACTTGGTTATTCATTTGAAGTAACAGATCGTACAATGCTAAGTCTTGAAAACAAAGATGATGAGTTGGCAGTTGGTCGTGCTCGTAAGCGTATTGAAAGAATGAAACTTGAAATGCGTGACTGGTTAGAAAATCTTAATGACGATGATTCTTTTACTAAGACAATGGAAAAGGTTTACACAGATGTTGAGTCTACTGGCAATGGATACATTGAAGTAGGTCGCACTGTTAATGGAGATATTGGCTACATTGGACATATCCCATCAACTACTGTTCGTGTACGTCGTTTACGTGATGGATACATGCAAATTATTGGACAAAAAATTGTTTACTTTAGAAACTTTGGTGCAAAAAATACTAATCCAGTAACAGATGATCCACGTCCAAATGAAATCATTCATATTAAAGAGTATTCTCCACTAAACACTTATTATGGAATTCCTGATATTATTGCAGCATTGCCATCATTGATTGGTGATCAGCTTGCATCACAATACAATATTGATTATTTTGAAAATAAAGCTGTCCCACGATATGTAGTAACACTTAAGGGTGCCAAGCTATCTGGAGAAGCAGAAGATAAGATGTTCCGTTTCTTGCAAACTGGACTAAAGGCTCAGTCACATAGAACTCTTTACATACCACTTCCTGGAGATACAGACCAGAACAAGGTTGAGTTTGATATGAAGCCAATTGAAAACGGTATTCAAGATGGATCATTTAAAGAGTACCGCAAGCAAAATCGTGATGACATTCTTGTTGCACATCAGGTTCCAATTTCAAAACTTGGCGGTACTGACTCAGCAGCAATAGCAGCATCAATCGCACAAGATAGAACATTTAAAGAGCAGGTATCTCGTCCAGCCCAAGGTCACTTAAATAAAGTGATTAGCAAAATCATTAAGGAAAAGACAGACATACTTGAACTTAAGTTTAATGAGCTCACACTAACTGACGAGATTACTCAGTCACAGATTCTTGAAAGATATGTAAAGACTCAGGTCATGATGCCAAATGAGGCTCGTGAAGCTATTGGTCTTCCACAGCATCCAGATGGAGATGCTCCATTTGTAATGTCTCCAAGACAGGCTACAGATGCAGCAGCAAACCTTGCTGGTAACAGATCAAGAGATTCAGAAAGATCAAATAGCCAATCTGATGGTCCTGCAACCACAACTGGTCGTAATCCACAGGGCGAAGGAAGATCGTCTCAATAATTAAGAAAAGTTATAAAAGGTTTGGTATAATAGAATCGTCATGAATATAAATAAAGCACACTGGACTACTGACGGTGACAACGTTCGCCTATCAATGCCTCTTACAAAGGTTGATGAAGGGCGCCGAATTGTTTCTGGTTTTGCATCTCTAGATAACCTAGATAAGCAGGACGACATCGTAACAACAGAAGCATCTATGGAAGCTTTTGCAAAATTCCGTGGGAACATTAGAGAGATGCATCAGCCATCAGCAATAGGCAAGATGGTCTCATTTAAAGAAGAAAAGTATTTTGATCCAGAATCAAAGAAGTTTTATAAGGGCGTTTTTGTTTCAGCCTATATTTCAAAAGGTGCACAAGATGCTTGGGAAAAAGTTCTTGATGGAACATACACTGGTTTTTCTATTGGTGGACGCATGAACAAGTGGGACGATGCCTATGATGAAGGCCTAGAGAAGTCCATTAGAGTTATTAAGGAATATGATTTGATAGAGTTGAGTCTTGTTGACTCCCCTGCAAATCAATTTGCAAATATTATGTCAGTTGAAAAAGTTGACGGTGTAAATACAATAACAGGATCATCAGCAAACACTGTTGTTGAAAATGTATTTTGGGATGAAGAGTCTGGACTTATAACTGTGTCTGAAAATGAAACAGAGCTCAGCCCGTTGTCTGGTGAAGAAATGAAAAATATTGGATTTGTTGAAAAAAATGATTCAGAAAAAACCACAATGATAAAGTTCTTAGTTGATAGTGCAAAAGGCATTAGAACAATTAAGATAGCAAAGGAG